TTCTTCCACAAGGTTGATACTTGCCATCCTTCTTTGGAGCTCCAATGTCTACCCATTTTTGGTTTACCCATTTTTTTAAGTCACCCATTATTTTTTCTTTTTATTCTTAATTTTTTTTAAGTATTCTTTTTTCTTACTTAAACCTAAAGTAGGTTTTACACTTTTGATTGGTTTCGTTTGTCTTCTCATGATTATCTAATCTCGCAACCTTGACCTTTAATCAAGCCACCTTTTTTAGCAGATGCTCTTACTTTACCTTTACAAACTTTGGATGCGTACATATTAGCATAGGCGCTCGGGTACACCTTAAATTTACGCTTCGCGGCAGCCTTACCTTTTGGACAAAGCTTAGCCATATTAGAATCCTTTCTTAGCTAGTTTAGGGATGCCTCTAATCAAGCCACCTTTTCTAGCACCTTGGATATCAAAACCTGTAGTGTTTCCTCTTACAGCTTTTTTAATTTTTTTAGAAGTTTTTCCTGACAGTTCAGGTTTAGAAATGTTAATAACTTTTTTCTTCATGTCGATAAAAGGTTTCTTTTCTTTTTCACCTTTTAATCTAGTAGTGTATTTTTTACCTTCAAAAGTAAATTCTTTTTTACCTGCTTTTCTAGCATCTCTAAAAGCTTTTCCTCTAGCACTTAATTTAGTGCCTGTTGCTTTTTCATATGTGCCTTTTTTCTTAGGTGCGTTAGGTTGAACTTTTGCATCATCTCTTCTTCCTGCTGCAATTTTATCAGAAACTTCTTTTTTAGTCATTGTAGAATAAGAAAGTTTACCTTTTTTCTTATCATCTCTAGTTGATCTAAAAGTTTTTTTACCTTCTTTTCTAGCTTTAGAAAATTGTTCTCCAAATGTAGGAGCAATTTTTTTTCTAATTTTATCAATGCCTCTTCTAATTCTACCTGCTTTTTTCTTTTCAGCCATTATTTTCTAAGCTCCCTAACTATTCTTTTTTTCTCATCTCTAAGATTTCTTTTACCTTTTCGAGTTCTTCCTTTTTCAGCGTCAACTCTACCAAGTTCTTCAAGACGATTCATTCTTCTAGTATTCTTATGAACTCTGCCACCTTTTTTCATAGCGCCTCTGTCCATAAGTTCAGTAGGTTTTCTTTTTGATTTCATACCTTCACCATATCCTCGTGAGTACATCATCTCACCAACTCTGCCACCTTTTTTCATAAAGCCCATTTTGTTTCTAACTTTAGTTGGTAATTTTTTTAAACCTTTTTGACTAGCATCAACTGGTTTTAAACCTTTTCTTTTTAAAGCTTCTCCTCTTTCTTGTTTCTTACGTGCTTTTACAGCCGCTTCAGTAGCTGAACCACCATCTCTAAATCTTTTCTTACCCTTCTTATTCATTTCAATAAGTTTTTTAATTCCAGGATAGTCTTTTGCTTTACCTCTACCAACTGCCATTATTTTTTTCTTACCAGAAACTTTTCCACCTTTAGCATACATCTTTCCACCTTTCATACCCATGTCAGGTGTATAGTATCCGTGTTGTTGTGCTCTTCTAGCAGCGCCTGCAATTCTTCCGCCTGCTTTCATCATAGGTCGTCTCATCATCATGCCACCACCCATTTTTCCTACTCTCTTAGTATTACCTCTAGGTTGAGTAACCTGTGTGTTATATCTTGGATTCGCCATTTTTAAATCTCCTATTTTTTTCCATTACGAAAAATTTGTGTTCCCTTTATACCATAAATACTCGCAACTACAAGTATCCATAAATTAGTAAACCAACTTGGTAATTGTGAAAACATCTCAAAGAAAAGTTTCACCTTATCCATAGCAGTCGGATCGTCACTTATGACCGCCCAAGCGAGCACCACCACGGGCAAACTTAAAATTATCAAAACTGCCTCGTCTTTCCAGTCTGACTGACGGGCTTCTAATAATTTGCCCTGGTAAGCTTCCTTGCCTTCGGCCATCTTCTGAGCATGCATAAGCTGTGCATCAGACATCGCCATCTTAGTTCTCTGCTTGTTAGCATAAATTTTGCTTCCAGCAGAAACGGCTAATTTAATTGCCGACAACCACATATTAATACCAAGTAGCCTTTACCGGTTTTTTATCGGGTCTAATTCTTCTAGTCCCTTTTACATCCACAGTTTGTGATTCAGTAGGATTAGTAGTTTCAATTACGATACCACCTTTTTGCATCCCATCTTTATCTGCTCCTAACTCTGGAGTAACCTTTGGATCTCTTGTATTTTTTTTCATAATGTCTCCTATTATAGATTATCTACGTGGACCTTTCAAGATTCTTACATCTCTTTGTTTAAATTTATCATTCTCTATTTTTCCGTCAATACTCATTTGAGTTTTAGTTAATGACGTATCTGCCCGTAATTCAGCTAATTCCTCGTTTTGCTCCATCTTATCTCTTTGTAGGCTTTGGTTCATCATAGACTTCATTCTATCAAGGTCTATTCTCTCTTGACCTTCCATTCGTTTTCTTTGATCATCCATAGCTTTTAGATCGAGCTCTCTTGCTCTTAGTTTAGCAATAGGATCATTGCCAAATTCACCGATTGTTCTTTGCTCTTCCTTCATAAACTCTATCGTCATCTCTGCTTCAAGTTTAGCTTTTCGAGCTTCCATCTTAATAGTTAAATTCTGAATCATTGTTTGCATTTCAGGATTCTGAGCCATCATTGGATTCTGTTGCATAACAGACATTTGCTGAATATCTTCTCTAAATTCTAGTTCTACTTGTTCTTGTGCCATCAAAGCAATATGTTCGAAAATATTTTTTTCTAACGCAGCTAAAACCATAGGGTTATTTCTAGCCATATTCGTTCCCATAAATGCAAGGTGTGTATCTATATGGGCTCTATGATCTTGGCCCGGGAATGCTTGAAAAGGTTTACCTGACATTGCCATAATATTTTCTGTAGCAGGATCTGTTGGTACAGGTGGTTGTGGTGGAGGTAAAATTAAATTTACATTCTTAACACCAATTGCTTGATACATACTTTTATACGCTTCGTATAAATTATGCATACCAGGATTAGATTGTGCTAATTGTAATTCTGTTTGTGCAATAGATATTCTCTGTGCTTGTGAAAATATATTTGGATCAGCTACAGGAACAATATCAACTTTGTCATCAAAGTCTTGTAGTTTAATATTTCTCTGAGCACCTACAACATCGTAAGGATATTCAGGTGGTAGATAAGTTTTAAAACAATCTGCTAATAATTTAAATTCGTGTTTTAATCCAACGTATAATCTTTTGTGGATTGCAGACATTACACGTGAACCTCTTTCTAATAATGCAACTGTTGTACCAACAGCAGCACCTTGATTGCCATCCCCAACACTCATGTCAGATATAGCAGCGAATCTTTGACCTGCGTTTACTACAATACCCATCAACTGTAATAATGTTGCTGATGGTTCTTTGAAAGGTAAAGTCATAAATGCATCTTTGATGTTTCCACCTGGTGCATCTACATCTCGGAACTCGCCTGGCTGAATCGATTGAGCCTGATCAGAAATACGAATTCCTCGTTGTTTAAATCCTGCGGGCAAATTAGAGAGGGTACCCGCATCCAATAATTGACGTAGCGCTTGAGTCGCTGTTCTAGACAAACCGCCAATCATGTGAATCAAACCAAAGCCGTAAAAACCTAGTCCTGGAAGAAATTTAAAATGGACAAAGTATTGGATCTTTTGTTTTAGGGGATCATCAGCTTTGTAGTTTCGTTTGATTGCTAAAACTTTTCTTGAAGATGTATCAATAGTTACAAGGTATGGTAATTTAATTCCTGTAGTATCTCCTGAATCATCTCTATCTTCAAAACCTTCTAAATCTAAATTAACATGACATTCGATTAATTGAAATATACTTTCATCTCTTCCTGTTTTCTTAACGCCTTCTAATTCTCTTTCTTTTTTTGTAACAGGATCATCCTCTAAATAACCAGGATTAATTTCTATATCTCTATAGAAACCTGCTTGCTGTTGTTTTCTTAAATCGTTCTCTGAAACTTTTACTGTGTGTATAACAGCTTCTGCTTCCTCTAATGACGTTGCAGTGTACGGCACGATTAAATCATCGGCAGGTACAAATTTCGAAACGGCTCTTTCTAAAAGATCATCATAGTAGACTTTCTTAAAGGAAGAGCCGGCAAGAGGGAGATAGAAAAGCATTTGGTCAAAGTCAGGTTCGTATTCCTGCATGACATCCATTAATTGATAATTCATAAAATTTTTAACACGTTCTGCTTGATCGTGTTTCTGTGGAGTGATAGCTCCTAAAATCTGAGTTCTGACAGGTCCGTCAGCGGGTAGTAATTCTTTATATGCTCCTGCTTGAAACTGTGTAACAGCTTCTGCTAGTACAGGGTGCGTAGCACCTGAAGCTCCTTCGAATGGTTGTGAAGGATTGACATATTTAAATCCTAAAAGATCTAAACCTTTACTATAAGAATCTTCCCAATCTTTTCTTGATTGTTTGTACTCTGTATAGTTTGAATAAAGTTCAGAACCTATTTTATCTAAAACATCTTCGGGTAATAATTCTGCTAAGTTCGTGTAATGATCTGGAGTGCCTTCTTGGTTCACGGACCCTGGTTCAAAATTAATATCAACTGAACCATCTTCTTGTTCGATAACTTCAGGTTCCCCGGGCAGTGATTCTTCAATCG